CATTATATGTTGGCTTGATTTTACACCACCTATAGATGCATTATATTCTTCTGACCTATATGCTGAATTTATGTGTATTGGTTTTTTTAATTCTTCTCTTAATACTTGTAGTTGGTTAGCAACTTTAACAATATTATGATATACGTTTATTGGCATTTCGCTGCCATCATTACAATCAAATTCCTCTTTAGTAAAGTTTTTTGTCATTGTATTTTTTATTTAATAATATCTTAACTAATATAAATATTAATGTTATTTTATTAAATTAATATGCGTTTCTCCACACATACCAGTCAAATGATTTATTATTTTTATCATTTTTTCTTTTTATTCATTAAATACCATTTTTGTAAAGTATATCCAATTGTGATAAGTAATAACGCTATTTTTAGTATTATATCTATATCGGTCAATGATATTCCTAGACTACCCATATTTATAAATAATGTTTTATAATCTTGTATCATTTTAATTCTCTTTTTTTTGTTTAACTAATGGAGCAGAAACAAAATTATTATTTATAGTAGGTTTTATTCCAATAGGCGTTATTATGACAGGTCTGTTTGGTTTTGGTTTATATGGTCTAATTATTACATGAGGATTATTGTAATAATTGTAAGGGTATTGATTGTAAGCATTTCTATAATAATAGTTATTATATACTTTTGGTCTTAAAGAGTTTACATCAATTAGAATTGTATCTCCTTGATTAGTTACCCCTAATACTTTAACAAAAGTAAAGCCTACCTCTGTCGATGCGCAACCATAGATTAATAAAATAAAAAAGAATACTAAAATTTTTTTCATTTCTTATCTATTTCTTTTAGTTTGCTAATTGCCCAATTAACACCAGCACTTCCACCCCAAGCATCCCACATTAATCCTCCACATCCTTCAGAATAAGGAACGTCTTTATGTTGTTGATGTCTTTTGAAAGAAGCCATTCTTGAAATAGTATCTCTACTAATTTTTTCTCTCCTAGCTAATTGTCCAGCTCTTGTCCAACCTATTCTAGTTCCACAATCGCTTCCATTCTTTTCTTTGTATTCAACAGCTCTTTTAGCGTTGTTTACTGCGCCATCAGGATAATCATTATAGCTTTCTAATTCTACTTTATTAAAAGCATCATAACAAATAGCTATAGCTTGGTCTTTTGAATGATAAGGCGTAAGCATAGGCACGCAACGAATCATAAAATCGCTTTGTTTTTCTGATGGTTTAGGATTAGGAATTGGCATACTTAAATCCTTTAAATTGGTGGCATCCTTCCCCTTTAACGCTTACTTCAAATTCTAACCAATCTTCAGATTCTTCATACCAAAGAGCATCTACTAAATAACCAGAATCTCGTAAACCTAGTCTAGCAAATAAATTATCTGAACTAGATTGTTTATCAATAAACTTTTCAGCTAATGCTTGAGTAGGAAAAACATATTTCCCTACTCTAACAGATTTCTTTTTACTTTTTTTCTTTGTTACTTTTTTCATCTTTAGGTATTGACTCATTTAAGATTTTAACAATCTCCTGTGCTTGTGGTAAATAAGCAATAGGTAGAGAATTAATAACTTGATTAACCTTTTGAATTTGTTCTTCTGTAATTTTCATAATATAGTTTTTTAAATTTGTATTAAATATACAAAAAAATATTTATATTACTCTGCTCCACCAATTTGCATTTGCACAGAAGAAGGGTTTATCTCTTGTTCTATTTGTGCATCTAAACCAGCATATAATGAAGCTACTTCTTCTTCTCCCATTGCTTCTTTTGTCCAAGCTTCTACATCAGCTTCAGTTAAATCAGCGAAAGGAATAAACGCTCCCTCTGGTGCTGGTACTACTTGAGTTCCATATACACTAGCAGAGTAAAATTCATCTTCAGGGTTTTTTTGGTCAGAAGTTGCTAAAACGCTCCAATGTACGTTATATACTACATCGCTGTTACCACCCTCGCTAGGATATACATCTACTGTTTTACAATTCCATTTATAAGATTGTGCCATAATTTTAATTTATTTATTTATTGTTATTTATTTTTTTTCGCATTGACATTCTAAAGCTTCTAATTTTGCAGATAGTTCTTGTATTGCTTTTAATAATACAGGTATTGTTTCTGTGTATTTCATAGACAATATTCCATCTGCATCTTTATCTACTATTGCATCAAAATCTTGTTCCCAATCTTGTGCAATAAAACCTATTTTTTTATCTGTTTTTTCAGCTTTTAGATTATATTCTACACATCTATAATCTTTAATTTTATCTAAAACATTTTCAAGAGGTTTAATGTTTTCTTTTAAACTTTCATCAGATTGAGCTGCCCAAGCTGTTGCACCATTTACAAGTTTAACACCTATAGCTGAACCATTTAAAACAAAATAATTAGAAGAATCAAAATGTATTCTATCTAAACCAATAGTTGAATTATTAGTTCCATCGCTAACTCCAAATGATTGATTAGTAATTACATTAGGGTCGTGTGTTGCTAAAGCAAAAGAGGTAGTAGTTCCAACTAATAAATCTCCAGTAGAAGTTATTCGCATTTTTTCTGAAGCTCCATTATTATTTGTAAATGTAAAAGAGCCTGTGCTTGAAGTATTTCTAATTTCTGCATTTCCACCTGAAGCGGCTGCAAAAGATAATATTTCGTTTGCTACTACTCCAGTTCCTAAACTTAATCTTGCTCCACTTACTGGCAATATTCCTATTCCCAAATTTCCAGCCGAATCTAGTCGCATTCTTTCTGTTAATACAGCATCACTTGTTGAAGCTCTTGTACTAAATGCTAAATCTCCAACACCTTGTGAATTTCCATTTGTTAATAATGATTTTATTGATGCCTGTGGTTTTGTGTTGCCACTATCATTTAAAGCTGCAAATAATAAGCAACCACCTGAACCTGCTGAACCTGAATTTGAACTTAACGATAATGTAGCACCAGTATTTCCTGAATCACTTATAGCAGATGTTAATTGCCCTGTGCCATATATTTCTGTTTGTACTCGTGGTGTCGCAGTACCCACACCCACATTTCCTGAAGCATCAATACGCATTCTTTCAGCTCCAGAAGAACCAGAACCAAAAACTAATGGCTGGTCATTTGCTCTTAAAAAGAAATCATCAGTAGAATCATCATTCCCTAAATATCCAACATCATTACCAGCAGCGTTTTGAAATCTAATTGGTCTAAAATCACTAGCAGTTAAAGATTTAAAAGTAGCTATAAACCCAGCACCAGATTCCACAGTTAATTTTTCACTCGGACTCGAAGTACCAATTCCCAAATTACCTGAAGCATCTAGCCTCATTCTTTCTGCTCCAAAAGTAGAAAATGCTATTGTATTTGCAGACGGATGAAATAATCCAGTATCACCATCTCCACCAAATATTAATGATGGACTTGCCGCAGTACCACCAATTAAGTTTGCTTGTGTTGAAAAAGTTGATTCTGTTGAAGTAAGGGTTAATAATGTTGCGCCTAAAGTTGCGCTAGTTCCTGTGCGAAAGCTATATGAACCATTTGAAGAAGCATCTGCACCACAAGAAAAGAAACGAGAATTACCACCTAAATTATCAACATATAAAGCATTTGCTCTAGTAGTTCCTGTTATAGTTGAACCACTAATAACCATATTTGGTGTGTCTAATTTTTCTGAAGGTGTAACTCCAGCTAATCCAAGACTTCCAGAAAATACTGAATTTGTATCTACAGTTAAAGAGTTTGTTCCAGCACTATTTTGTAAAATTAATCCAGCACTACTACCTCTTAAATAAACCGCATTATTTGAAGCTAATACTAGCTTCGCAGAACCTACAGCACCACCAGTTATAGCTAGACCTAGTCCAGCGGTTAATATATCGTTAAACGTACCTTGTGCATCTACAACTAGTGCTCCAGTCATTGTTCCACCAGCTAAAGGAAGGAAAACTCCTGTACCTCCACCAGTTACAAAGTTTGCTGGTGTTATTTGAACATTCTCTGCTCCATTATACCCTACAATGTGAGATACATCACTAGTGTCAGTTTTTAGTACAAATTCGCTAAATTTTTTATTTGCCATTTTATTTTATTTTATATTATTGAAATTCTGTTATTATAAATTCGTTATTCGCTTCTGTAAGAAGGTAATCTCCATTCTCTGCTATTATCTCAAAGAATGCAGTAGGTGTACAGTCTACATATGGCTTATAAACCAATCCCCAATTGACAGTATTATCACAAACTCCATCTCCCCACCAAGTTATACCAGTCGGCTTTATATATATGCTTCCCCACATTTATTTATTTCTTTTTATTTTGTAGTTTATAACTACGTTCCACGTATTGTTTTCTGTCCACATATTCTAAATACCTTTTTAGTTTTACAATATTTTCTTTTTTTTGTTTATATCTTATAATACCCATCCACCAAAATCTGCGTTAGCTGTATCTGGATAAGTATCGTCCTCTGTGTTAGAGTTATACTCTGGATACGTATTTTGATTATATACCATAAAGTCAATAAAATTATTAGTATAAAATTGTGCTATATCTCTATATTTTTCTACTAAATAATCAACTTCTTCTTTGTCTACTGTTACACTACTTTCTGATGTGTGTTTATATACGCCACCATTAGCCACTGTATAAGCAGCAAAAGGCATATAACATACTAATGCCCAATAAATAGTCATAGGCTTCACATACGTCTCTAAAAGCGTCTTATATGAAGCGTTAGCTGGGTCGTTTATAGTTCCAGCTATAATTAAATCTTGTAACTTCTCTAAAAGTTTTGTTCCTAAATAATTTTGTACCTCTGTATCTTGTGCAATCTCTACCATATAGATAAACTTATCTGGGTCTACATTACCAGAAAGTACAGAATACCTTTTAATGTCTTTAGTTGTTATAAATAATGCTTTTGCCATTTCTTATCTTATTTAGGGTACGCTCCTCTATTAGGCATATTCTCTGGCGCAATTCCAGCTTGTTTTGACCCTCTTGGGTTTTTCATATAACTTTTAGGAATAGTTCTAGTCTTTTTATAGTTTCCTAAATTATCTGATGGCTCTGTATTGCTTTCAAGTCTATATAAGACCTTTTTCCATTTGTGTCTACAGTATATACCACCTTTAAATTTAAACAAGTCGTAAGATTGTCTATTATGACCTAATTCTCTATTAACACCTTCTCTACTTGCTTTGTCTATGTCTTCAATAGTCCATACAATACCACTAGCTGCCATATTCATCATATTTCTACAAAAGTCTCTTGTTGAGCTACTTGCTTTTGATGAACCTATTGCGTAAGTGTATCTTATTTTATATAATCCGTTTTTAGAATCTAAATAACTAAAAGAACTTCCTTTTTTCTTGGAATCTATTTCATCTTTTAATCCTAACAGACCTTTAACTTTAGATAGTGTGCTTTTTTTCTCGTTTATTAAGTAATTTGCCCAATCTTCATTGTCTATGTCGCTATCTTCATCAATCTCATCAACAAATACATATTCTTTTGACATTTGTTCTCCACTTTCTGCTAAATGACCTAATACATTTTCTACTTCATCATCATTCATTTTTATAGGAACACAATTAGGTACTTTTTTACCATTTTTCATTTTCATACCATATTGCTCATATCCAGCTTGACAAGGTTTTTTTAAATCTACTACCTCATCGTGAGACTCACAAGGCATATAATAAACAACTCCATCT